AAAATATCACTGATAACGATGTTGCTGATGCCTGCGGTATTGGACATTGGGCTATAAATAATTGGGATAAGGCGGTTGACAAATAACATTATGGCTGGTAAACTATATACAAGTGAGACTTATATGCGTAAGCGTTACCTTATGGATAAAAAGACTCCAGAAGATATTGCAAAGGAGTGTGGCTGTAGTGTTGAAACGATCTACGTCTACCTTGCCAAATTCGGACTCAGAAAGTCAAAAAGATGAAGATATCTGGGGATATGATGAAGGTGGAGAAGGATGAACGATAAATTTTCTATTAAAGTTGATCAAGTAAATCATCCATCACATTATACAAGTGATCCATCTGGTGTTGAATGTTTGACAATTACAAGACACCGTAATTTTAATATAGGTAATGCTATTAAATATCTTTGGAGAGCAGGACTCAAAGATGACAATAAACATATTGAAGATTTACAAAAAGCAATTTTTTATATACAGGATGAGATCAAAAGACTAGGTAGCAATATATGACTACAGAAGAAGATTTGGTTAAACATTTAGATCAGGTCAATACCGTTGTTGAAGAATATCTCAAAGGATCTGATCCAACTAAAATTTCTAAAGAACTTGCTATTCCAAGAGTGCGTGTTGTTGAACTTATTAATGAGTGGAAGGTTATGGCTTCAGCAAATGCTGCAATTCGTGCTCGTGCTAAAGATGCCCTTGCTGGAATGGATGCTCACTACAGTAAATTGATTTCAAAATCTTACGAAGTTATTGATGAGGCATCAATGAATAATAATCTTGGTGCTAAGACACAAGCAATTAAACTTGTTATGGATATTGAAAAAGCAAGAATTGAAATGTTACAAAAGGCTGGTCTTTTAGAAAACAAGGAACTCGCAGAGGAAATGATTGAAATTGAAAAACGTCAAGAAGTTTTGGTGGGCATTCTTCGTGACATTGCTTCAACACATCCTGAAGTTAGAGACTTAATTATGAAGAGATTATCTCAAGTAGCAAATGAAGGCGAAGTGATTACAATTGTCCACGATGTTCAATGATTTCCTTGAGGCATTACAAGAAAATCATTTTGCAGAAACACCAGTAGATGTTAAAACATTTGTTGAATCTCCAAATTTTTTAAATCAACCACCGTTGTCTCCAATTCAATATGACATTGTTGAGGCAATGAGTCAAATTTATAAACAAGAAGATTTGCAAATGTTGATGGGTACAAAGGAAGGAGCACAACATTTTAAAAAATACACGAAAAACGAAATCATTTTACAGTTGGGCAAAGGCAGTGGTAAAGATCATACTTCTACTGTTGGTTGTGCTTATGCTGTTTACAAATTACTATGTCTTAAAGATCCTGCCAGATATTTCGGAAAGCCACCAGGAGATGCCATAGATATTATTAACGTTGCTATTAACGCTCAACAGGCTAAAAACGTTTTCTTTAAAGGTTTTAAAACCAAAGTAGAAGGATCTCCTTGGTTTGCTGGCAAATACAATGCAAAAGTTGATAGCATGGAGTTTGATAAGTCTATTACAGTTTATTCTGGACATTCAGAACGTGAATCACATGAAGGACTTAACCTTATTATGGCAGTCTTGGATGAGATTTCTGGTTTTGCACAAGAAATTGGTACTGGTAACGATCAAGGAAAGACAGCAGATAATATTTATAAAGCATTCCGTGCTTCAGTAGATTCTCGTTTTCCAGATCTTGGAAAGGTAGCATTACTTTCATTTCCACGTTATCCTCATGATTTTATTACTACTAGATATGAAAAGGTAATTGCAGAAAAGGATACTGTTGTTAAAACTCATACCTTTATTATTAATCCTGAGTTAGAAGAAACTGAGGAAAACCAGTTTACAATTGAATGGGAAGAAGATTTTATTTTATCCTATAAGGTGCCAAACGTTTTTGCTCTTAAAAAACCAACATGGGAAGTAAATCCAACAAGGAAAATAGATGATTTTAAGAATGCATTTTTAGAAGATACTGCAGATGCTATGCAGCGTTTTGCATGTATGCCATCATTTTCATCTGATGCTTTTTTTAAACAAAGAGAAAAACTTGAAGCATGTATGTCTTTGATTAATCCAATAGATAATTTTAAGAGATTCCAAGAGAACTTTAAGCCAGATCCAAATAAAACATATTATGTTCATGCTGACCTTGCACAAAGACACGACAAATGTGCAGTAGCAATTGCTCACGTAGATAAATGGGTTAATATTCAGGTTATTAATAATTATGAACAAGTCGCTCCCATTGTTATTGTTGATGCCGTTGTTTGGTGGGAACCACAAAAAGAAGGTCCAGTTAATCTATCAGAAGTAAAACAATGGATTCAAAATCTTAGAAGACTTGGGTTTAATATTGGAATGGTTACTTTTGACCGTTGGCAATCATTTGATATTCAGCAGGAATTACAAGCAGTAGGAATAAGGACTGATATTGTTTCTGTTGCTAAAAAACATTATGAAGATTTAGCAATGTTGGTATATGAGGAGCGTGTAGCAATGCCCACTATTCCATTATTGCTTGAAGAAATGGCAGAACTAAAAATTACAGACAATGGTAAACGTGTTGATCACCCTAGAAAAAAATCTAAGGACTTGGCTGATGCGGTTTGTGGTGCTGTTTTTGATGCTATTAGTTTTACCCCAAAAGATCTCAACCTTGAAGTAGAGGTTCATACTTGGTCTCAAAAACCTAAAAATACCAATGTTTTTGTTGACGGAAGTGGCAAGGATATGGTAGACTTAAAGAATAGGCCAATACCAGAGGATGTCAGGGACTATCTTGACAACTTGAACATTCTCTAGTATACTTATATTACTGGGCAAAAATCCAGAAAAAATAAAACAAACAAAATAGGAGAAATATACGAATGAAATCATTCAAGAAGGTTAGCCTCGTCATCGCTGCAGCCCTGACAGGCGCAATGCTGGTAACTCCAAATGCTCAAGCAGCAGTTTCAACTGCTCTTACAGTAAATGGTGTTGCTGCGACAGGTGGAACAACAAGCACTGCTCCAGTAGCATTGCCAGTTCCTGCTGACAATAGCGTTGATGCAGCAGATGCATTAAAGATTGCAGTATCTGGTTTAGATACAGGTACAGCAGTTTCAGCCGTTGCTTCAGGAGTCACAATTGTTCCTGCACTTGCAACATCATTGGTACCAGTAACAGCAAGTTCTGGCACATCAAGCCTTACCATTAATACTGGTACAGGTACAACAGCAGAGTTTTATGTATATACTAAAACTACAGCCGTAGGATCAGTTGCAATCACTGCAGCAGGTAATACAACAGTTTATTATGTTCAAGGTACAGCAGGTGCATTGAACTCAATTTCACTTACTGTTCCATCAACAGGTGCAGCAGGTACAGTTCAAACACTTAAGGTTTCAGGATACGATGTGTTTGGTAATCTAAAGTCTGGTGCAACAATCAATACTCTCGTAAGCAATAATGGTGTAGCAACATCAACAGCACTTACAACAGATTCAGCAGTTGCAACCCTTGGAACAAAGACACAAGATATTACTCTTCCTGCTTCAGGATCAGTAACAGTAACAGCATATGCTACAGTAGCATCAGCAGTTACAGGTCTTGCTTCTCCAGTTGGTTCAGCAGTAGCAGTAATTACAGTTCGTGATCTTGCTACAGAACTAGCAGTTGCAAATGCAGCACTTGCTGCAGAAAAGTCAGCACATGATGCAGACAATGCAAAGAATGCAAAGGCTTTGGCTGATGCAAATTCAGCATCAGCAATTGCAAAGGCTGCTTCTGATCTTGCAGCAGCAACTTACAAGGCACAATATAATGCACTTGCTAAGAAGTGGAACAAAGCACATCCAAAGGCTAAGGTTGCACTTATTAAGTAATTAATACTTAAAAAAGATTGGGAGTCAGGAAACTGGCTCCTTTTCTTTTTATAATGATATAATAGCCTTATTAGACATACCACTACATGTCTACAAGGAGAAGGGAAAATTAAGAAAACACTCGTCAGACTGGGGTTTATTATAACAATCTTGGTATTGTGGATGATGTTTTCTACTCCTGAAAAGGCTCACGCTGAAGATGTAACTGTTCAAGTTAGTCCAGCACCAACTACAGACACAAGTACAGTTACAGTACAGCAAACTGCACAAATAGCCGTACAAACTGCTCAAACAGCAATTACAGACGCTCAAACAACCATTAAAACTACAACTACCCAAGCATCTTCGTTGTCTGATCCAAGCACAGTTATTCAGGCTGAAACTACTGTAACAACATCTATTAATACTGTTACTCAAAATGTTGAAAATGTTCAAACATCTATTACAAATTTAAATACTGCTCAGGCTCAGGTAGAATCTCAAACGGTAGTTGTTCAGTCTGCAGTAACACAGGTAGAATCTCAAACGGTAGTTGTCAATAACGATCAGGCAATTGTAACAACAAATCAAACAGCACTGGACCAAGCACAGGCATTGCCTCCTAGTGCTATGACCTATACAACTCCTGGATATGTTGCTCCAGTCGCTCCAGAAAATCCTACGACTACTGTTACTACACTTCCTTTAATGGGTGATGCTTCTACTCAAATTCAAACCCCGTTTGATATTAAAATGGGAAATACAGTTTTTAATGGTCAAGGTTCTGATAGCCAAATTTACGTAAGTTCTAAAGCCATCATTTCCTTCGGTGGAATGGACTATACATATTGGGATTACCCAAATATGACACAAAATGGTATTTATGTTTTTCAATCTGATTATATGACATATGGTACAGACGGTGGCATTGTAGTAACAACTACTGATACAACATTAAATATTGATTGGAATGTTCATCGTTGGGGAGATTGGAATGGACCTTTAACAATTATTAATTGGAATATGACTGTTAATCCAGATACTGGCGAATGGACTGGTGTTGGTACTTTAACAGGAAATGATCAAGTTTGGGGAGGTCCACGAACTGCTGTTCGTCAAGATAATGTTCTTACAGTTGTTCCTGTTTTAGATAATACTGCTAAACAAGCACTCGTTGATAGTGCTACGCAAAACCTAACAACATCTCAGGAAAACCTAACAACTGCTCAACAAAACCTAACAACTGCTCAACAAAACCTAACAACTGAAACTCAAAACCTCACAAACTTACAATCTAATGTCCAATCTGCAGAAATATCAGCAACTATGGCTGTTACTAATTTAAATACATCTGTGCAAACATTACAAACAAATGTACAAAATTTACAAACAACATATACTGCAGAAGTTAATTTAGAAGCACAACAACAAGCAGCAGCCCTTGCTGCAGCACAATTAGCAGCGCAACAGCAAGCAGCAGTATTGGCTGCACAACAGGCTGCAGCAGCAGAAGCAGCAAGGGTATTGGCTGAACAACAAGCACAAGCACAGGCACAAGCACAGGCAGCAGCCAAAGCAGAAGCAGATCGTATAGCAGCAGAAGAGGCTGCAAAGGCAGCAGAGGCTCAAGCAAAAGCAGAGGCAGATGCTAAGGCTCAAGCAGAGGCAGATGCTGCTGCTCAAGTAGAGCAACCAGTTGATAATCCATTAACTCCAGCAGAAACTCCAGTTGAGACACCAGTTGATCCAGTTCCATCAGATCCTGTTGTAGTTGATTCTCCATCAGTAAATACTCCTATAGTTCCAGATGCCCCTGCACCTATAGATAATTCTACACCTAATGAACCAGCAAATGATCCAAGTAATTTACCAACAGATAAACCATTGTTGCCACCAACAGAATCATTAGTTCCTCATGTTCAAGAAGACAAGGCTGGAGTTACAAATGGTGGTATAGAATTTTTTGGAACACAATCACAACCACAAGTTATTGGTGAAGATGGACAACTAACTCCACCACCACCTCCTCCAGGATCAGGCTTACCAATCCCACCTGATGCTATAACAACTGCAGATACATTTATTGGACAACCTGGAGGTACAACGTTTAATGCACCAGATATTGCGGTACCAGTTGAATTAAAGCCAGTAGAGGGAGCACTAGCATCAGTTCCTGGAGTGCAAGCACTTAATGAAGCATTTGTATCATTAGAAAATATTGGAAATGATATGTCCCCAATAACAAGAAAGAAAGCAAAAAAGATTTTGGTCGTAACAGTAGTGTTAGGCCAAATAGCAGGTCTAAGAAGGAGGTTTGGACAATGAAAAACTTAATACAATTTTTCAAAGATATCTCAGCAGATTTCTTTAGCGAGATTTGGACCTTTGTTGGATTATTTTCAGCATGGTTAGTTCTCACTGGATCTGCCAAAGTGGTCATTGGAAAAGTAACACTAGTATCATTTTTGATTTGGGTGGTAACACTACGAATTAGAAATCCTAAAGGAAAGGAGTAATAAATGAACGGTGTAAAAAATATTTGGAATATACTTGCTCGTCTAGTTGCTGTATTTGCAGCAAATGGATTGGAAGTTATAGGTGCAGGTGCAGTTGCTGGCATTCCTGTTGTTAAGGCTATCACCATAGCAGGAATCACCGCAGTCGCAACTGTTGTAGTAAAACTTGCTAAATCATTTTTAGATGACGGTAAATGGAGTGCTGATGAGATTAATTCATCATTTTCTACCACAGATAAGAATGCTAAGACTGTTGAAGATGACGCTGTAGATAAGCGTAGAGCAAAATCTAAGGCCTA